TGTTATATACAATATGTGGATGGACGCGAAGAGAGATGGCTAAAAGGATGGAGGCCACAAAATGTCACAAGAAATAGTTGATATGTTAAAAGGAATATCTAGCGCTGCATCTAGCATGTACGATGGCGCGGTCGATGAAGAGGGCGAACCAATTAAAATTGGCCTCAAGAGAGAAGAAGGCAACGCAATGTTAGACTCTCGCGTTATAGACGGCTGCAAGGTGCGCGTAAGCGGAAGAACACTGATAGTAAGCTATCATTCTGAGTGCAAGTTAAAAGATGTGTATACAACTAATTTCTTGAATGATTTAGAGCAAACAATGGCTGACATAACTAAGTTTTTAAAGAAAAGATATCGCAAAATAACTGGCAAAACACTATCCTTAAAAGAAAAAGGTGAGTGCGATGCCCGCGTTGAATCTACTAGCCGAGTTCGAGTTTTCGTCACAGCCAGAAAAGACTATGAAATTACGAACATGGGTGATGTAGAGGTTGTTGGAGCAGAGAGCGGTGATAATTTAGAGGCTTCTTTTAAGAAGTTTCTTGATCAAGATGCCGGTACAAAGCGCCCCAAGAATGATACGCGTAAAGCTGAAAAAAGCGAATAAAAGTGTCGTACTCTTTAACCAAAGAGCAGATTTTAAAAGAAGTTATTAAGTCTGGCAAAGATCCAGTTTATTTTATTAATAATTACGCAAAAATCTCTCACCCAATGCGTGGACTCATACCGTTTAAAACGTACGATTTTCAGACCGACCTTATTAATGATTACAATGATCACCGCTTTACTGTTATACTAAAAGCCCGTCAGTTAGGTATATCGACTATCACTGCTGCCTATGTCGCATGGATGATGATGTTTCATCGAGACAAGAATGTCTTAGTTATAGCTACCAAGTTCGGC